AGCTTGAACATAACCATCTCGTTGAGCATTTAGCATCCCCTTAATAATACCAAGCCTGTGTGACAATACGGATAGACCGTCTAAGATAGCCACAGCAGGGTCTTTGTTAACCAACTTTAAGACTGATGGGCAAAGTTCTCCATTGACAGTCACTTGCTCGATACTCCTATCAGGGTTGTTGTTTGTACCCTTAACAAACTTAAAGGAAGTGGGTTCCCACCCAAGGCTTCCCAACCACGCTTTTACCTGTGGTGAAGAATTGGGATTAGCCCTCTCCCGTTTGTGGACAACACGCAAACTAACTGTGGTGGTAGGAACCTTGTATTCAGCACAGAGGTCAAGCCAGTTTTCTCCAGCAACAGACATATCTCCGCTCTTCTTCCACATCTTATCCTCAGATGGCTTGATGGCTTCTTTGTACTTTACAACCTCTGGCATAGCATCCGCTAGTTGGTTAATCTTATCAGCTTTAAGTTCCTCCCACTCGGCTAAGTATCCCTCAGCTTTTGCTACGTCTAATTTCCACTGTAGCCCCTCCTGCTCTGCCGCACAGTCCATCTTAAACGTGAGGTAGTCCAACAGTCGCTCTTTGTCCTCTGGCTGGTCTTTATACAACTTACCTAGCTTGCGGCTGAGGTCTTTCCATAACTTAGAGTTGATCTTAACGTCCTCTTGGCAACGGTGTTTATAGTCCTCAGCAGAAAGGTTTTCCCAATCTGTAATCTTTGGCTTAGGTACACCATACTCTTCCCCATAAAGGTCTAGGTTGTGACGTGTACGATGATGGTCTATGTACCAAGCAACAGCAAGGGTGTCTATCAACCGGGCCTTAACCTTAATGCCCAAGACACTTTCCACCGCTGGTACGTCAAATCTGACAATGTTATGTCCAATGAGAGTGTCATCCCCCATAAAGAACTCACGCATCTCGTCGTAATCGTGTGTGGAATTAACTGTTTCACCCAAGTCATCGGACCAAGACAAGACGTGTATCTTTGTGCTGTTTAAGCCATCTGTTTCAATATCGAATATTCTGTTCATACATCCCTCATTAGTTTTGGGTCTACATAGACCTCATCAAGGTTTGGGTGCTCCAAGTCCTCGAACTCAATATCGCAGAAGTTACCACAGTCGGGCATAACTACCTTTTGTTTGTGACCCTTGTTGGGGTCAAGCTGGTCTAAGAACTGCCCCCTCAAGCAAGAATTGCCTAACTCACGTTCAAGTTGTGCCATCTTGTCAAAGTAATCTGGGAAGTCAATCCGTATCTTATTCCAATAACCAGCCCCACCCTTCACGCAACCAATGCAGTTGTTATTCTTGTAGCCAAGCTCGTACATAGTGGGCTTCTTAATGCCAACTTCTTCAAGAAAGAACAAGCACTCCGGCTTGGTCATACCCTTTTCTATCAAAGGGAAGATAGGTTTAGCATCTGGGTATTGCTCCTTAAACCTTAAGGCTCGGTTGATTTCACGCTTACTGTACTCAAAGCCGAAGATTTGACCATCGTAATCAAACTCCCGCTCTACTCTGTGACGAACCCGCTTCTTTAGCTCTAGCGTACACCTAGCTCCACCGGGGCCATTGATATACTTACGCTGCTTGATAACGTCAAACTGGTCTTTGTAACGGGTTGCGCGTCGAACTAGGATTTCCCGACCATACCAACGCTCACAATCGTCCTTGAACCTAGAGTTATCTTCGTGGGCGCTGTCTATAGCGAAGTAAATGGGTAACACGTTATCCACACCAAACTCATCTATAGCCAACTTTGTAGCTACTGCGCTAGTGACCCCCGCGCTCCACCATGATATAATCATTCATTCACCTCTCTTAGTTTAAACGTGTCCGTACTAAAGCGGAGTTTCCCAGCGACACCCTCGACAGATGCAGGACGATTCTTCTGAACTACAATAGAAGTAGTGTTTCTGTCAATCAAGGTATCAGCTTCCTTATCACGAGATAGGTCAATCAAAACGCTGGCCCGTTGTGCAATCATTCTGCAATACTTGGGGTCTCCCTCTTCGTTAGTATGAGCAATGGTGACAATACCAACATCAAGTTCTGCAGCTAACTTCGATAGTCGAATTGAAAGGTCAGCCAACATACTCTCCTTGCTATCGTCAGAACTTCCCACAACTACGTCTTGGATAGGCTCAAAGAATATGTACTTACATTCACAAGCCTGACTAAAGTAACGTATCTGATCGCACAACTCGTTGACCCCTTGACCATCTTGCAGGAAGAATTGATACAGTAGGCCGTTTTCTGTAAGACTGGTGATAGTCTCTTTAACAAGCTCTGTAGCCCCCTCTTCTTCAATGAGGTCACGCCGTGTAAGGTTTAGGTCAGCCTCATAAGACACTAGGCCCAACAAGCTGCGTAACTTAGTCTCCTCTAAGTGCCAAGTGGCAATAGGGATACCTTGCTTTAGCATGTTATACTCCAACAGACGCATAACCTCAGTTTTGCCTATGCCTGTCGGGGCCTTAATAACAGTGAAATGTCCCTGCATCAAACCAAGTATCTTCTCATCAAGAGCTTTAATCCCGGTTGGAACATAGTTGTGAGAGGGCGAGTTCTCGAATAGGTCAAGAAACTGCTCAGTTGTGTTTAGTACGTTATCTGGGACGTACTTTGAGGCATTGAACCAAGCGTTGACAAACTCTTTAGACGCACCTCCAACTAGGAAGTCGTTAGCATCCTTAAACTTGTTGTGGGATACCCGAAAGACTTTGGATGGGAACATCTTACAAATCTTATCAGCAATCTCATTTCCAGCCTTATCGTTATCAACGGATAGAACCAAGCGGTCGAAGGATTCCAAGTACGGCTTGCAGACCTCCCATAACGACTTGCTTGGGGTTGCTGAGGGCAAGGATACAACAGGGGATATGTAACCATCACGGTTGTTTAACATCTGATAAGCCGATAACGCATCAAGCTCACCTTCCGTGATAGTCAAAGTCTTAGAGCAACCAGCGGTGAAGAAATTCATGCCGAATAACTCATCGGTTTTGAAGCCCTTTGACACATAGAAGTCCTTGTCCTTTAGGTCACGGGTTTTAATTCCACCGGAGGGGTACACATACTCCTGTTTAGCTCCCTTGTTGTAGGTCTTTACGTTATAAGTCTCCATAGTGCGCTCTGAAAGACCTCGCATTGGAAGGTATTCCCCGTCACCATTCTTCCTGATAACCTCCCTGACCGGGCTAGGCTCTGCATCAAACAAATCATCGTCCTCTCTATTAACTGTCCCCAGTGGGGGGTACTTCTTGGCAACCCAATCAAACTTGGGGCTATTGGATGGGTAGTTTGACCTGCAAGAAAAGCAGAAGCCAAACCCTTTCGTGTTGTAAGAAAACGCATCGCTACTACCACAGTCAGTATAGGGACAAGGTAACTTTTGTATGCTCTCGTGCTTCTCTTTAATCATACTAGAGTCTCTTTCTTTACTGGTCTACCTTAACGGAGGGCTTAACAAAAGGGGTACATATATATATACATACCTTAAACCCATCTTGTTTCCACACCAAATCAAACTTTTCTGAAGTGTTGCTATAATGGAACAAGGTCTCTCAGCTTATCTAAAAGTTTCTTTTCTCTCTTGGAGATAGCTGACTTATTAACCTGCATAAAATCAGCAATCTCTTCCATCGTCATATCCTCCACAAACCTCATGTGTATATACAGGCTCTCTGCATCGTTTAAGTTTTCATTTAGAACCAACTTAAATTTATCATTAAAGTCCTTTTGTTCGTACTCTCCCTCGTAAGAGTTTCCGACCATGTGACCAGCTTCTAGACTTACCATCTCGGCCTTTAACGTGTTTCTAAGGTGATCTATACCCTTATCACTCCAAGTGTGTTGGTCCCCTAGCGATTCAATGTCTAGCCCCCTGACTAAAGTTCTCGAAACAGTGGACGTAGGTATCTGTACTGGAAACAAGTCTAGATTAAGATAGTCGTGCATCCTGCTGTTAGCTCGCCTATATAACGTACCCCAGTGGTCAGAGGCTTGCTCACCTTCACTCTCCAACTTTTTTATAACCTCTAAGCACTCTAAGACACCCTCACTAACCAAGTCATCAAAGTGTGAGTGACCTGCCTTATACTTATAAGCAAGCCTGTGGCACATTTTAACAACCTCCTTGATGCTTATGTTACTATCGCTCATAACTTATCCTTTCCCTCAAGTTGATTGATACGCATCTCAGCATAGCGGATGACCTTCTCAAGGTCTGTGATCTCGCACTGAGCCTTACTCATTCCCTCGTAGGGCTTGTATCCTGCACGACTGGCATACTTGATGATATTCCCACGCCAGAACTCAAAGCCGTTCTGCATGATGTATGTGATAGGTTCGATCTTCCACCGTGCATAATGCTTGGGTTCATTCACGATGTCTGCTGTATGTTCTGACATTACGTTCTCCTTAAAGTTCTCTTGTTCTGCTATCAACTTTCGCCACTCACTGTTTATCATTACTCTTCCTCCAGACAGAAGCCACAC